CTGATAACTGTTACTTGGTTAGCTGGATCGTCTTTGAAGTTCAGGGTGCCGGGTATCCGCATGATACGCGCGACTTCGAACACCACAGGGTCCACGAAAAAGTCATGTGTGTTGCATAGGTCCCGCAGCCGGGACGCCACAGGCTCCCATTGTTCACGGGTAACTTCCTCGGTCAGGGGCCAGTATACGTGAATACCGCGCCCTGAATTGACGAGTAGAGGTTTCGGCAGCCCTACAGTCTCGCAGAACTGACGAAGTGCCAGCAGTCCGGTGGCTTGGTCGATATAGCCGTCCGGACGTCCTGTCTTGGGGTTAGGGGTAGCCTTACCGGCCCCACAGTCGATGTCGAGCCAGAACGCCTTGAGCCCTTGGACATTCTCCTTGGTGCGGTTGGCGTTGGTGGCGTACTTAGCTACCCCGAAAAAGACGTTCCATTTACCCCGCACCAGACGTGCGGCGATTGCGTCTACCTCTTCCCGTGTCTCTACTAGGTGTTGTTGTCGCTTAACATCTGCACCGGCCCCCTTGATACCTACTATGGCAAACCAACCACTGGTTGGCTGCACTGTGTCCAAGAGGTCTACGTGCTGCATTGCATAGTCCACTATTGCGGGGAGCCCGCTAGGTTACGGATTGTGCCGAGATCAATCGCTGTGTTCGAAAGCGGCGAGGAAAGTCTCTATCCCACGTACGTAATGGGGCTGGGGCTTAACCTTGCCGGAGAACCAGTTGTAAACCGTCTGACGGGTAACCCCCAGAGTACGTGCGACTGTGGTGACGGAGATGTCACGGTCGAGGCACTTGCGCCCGAGTTGGACGCCCGGAAGGTTACCGTCAGCGTTCTTGATCGCTTCGGCTACGCGGATGCTGTAGCCGCTCATGATTAATCGTCGCCCCAGTCTTCGAGCAGGTCAGCGAGGTCCTTGCCGTCGTCGGTGACAGCGGGTGCTTCTACTGCGGCCTTCTTGGGTGCGCGCTTCACCGGCTCCGCAACTTCCTCTTCATCCGATGCGTCAAACACCGACTGCTTGGGAGCTTCGATAGCTTTGACCGGCTTAGCGGTTACACCGTCAGTCTCAGCAGCAGTGAGCTGGATGTAACGCTGGGTCTGCGGGTCTGCGAATGCAGCATCGACGAGGTCTGCTTCCTCCTGCGTAAGGTGCCGCAGCGCCTTGAACTTCAGGGTCAGCGTGTCGGCTTCGGTGTCGTACATCACCTTGGTCACGACCGTGTCGGGCGCTTCACCGTTAGCCTTAAGGAAATTGCAGTAGCTCTCGAACGGGTGGACATTGCCGACGCCCTTGCCGAATAGCGACTTCGCTGCGAGGTTCATCTGGTACACGTCGCCGCTCGGGTCACCCTCGGCCAGCACAGCAATACGGCGCTTGAAGCGGCAAGCCTTACCACGCCCCTTGGTACCCGAACCATCGACGTTCATAGGGCACGAGGCGCAGGAGTTCGCCTGCTTGTTCGAAGCCTTGGCGTCAGGAGTGCGGCCATCAGCAGACCAGCAGTCGGGCAGCGTAGCCTTACCGTCCGGATCGTATTCCGAAGCGTAGTACTCACGCGACACTTCCTTCAGCATGTCCACGATGATGACGTTGATCTCGTGTGGGACAGCCTTACCGATCTGCTCACCACCCACGATGCGCTTGAAGGTGCCGTTGGTGTTGGTGGCAATCCGGCGCAGACCGCCACCGGAGCTGATCTTGTCCGCAAGACGCGACTCGCGGCGCACGGTAGGGAGGCTGCTGCCTTCTTCGAAGATAGTGATGTTGCTCATAGTCTCTCTCACTTGTTAGTCGGTTTACGCACGGTGATGGCGTACTTGCGGTCCGTCTGCAGGCCAGCCGGATGCAGGTCGGGGTTGTCTTCAAGGAACTGCTTCATGTTGCCGTTGTGGATGCGCTGCTCCAGAAGGAAGGGCGCATCGTTCTCCTTGATAAACTTGTACATGTGCTCCCAGTCAGTGGTCCAGTAGCGCGACTTGATACGCCGCATTACTGTCCCCTCCGGAGTGCGGAGGCTATCGACATTCTGGTCGTTGCACAACTTCAGCAGCTTGTCGCTGACGAGCTCTAGCTTATCCTTGAGCTGCCCGATCTCTTCGGCATGCTGCGCTTCTTTCTCGTCTATAGCGGCACGGATGCGGCGATAGACGGCCACCAGCTTGTCCGCTGGGATTGCTTCGTCTTCCATAGTTGCTCCTTATGGTTGGGTCGCTCTTTTACTACTCACATTATACAATGTCAAGTGGTATTGAGCATCTCACGGTACAGGTCAATCACACGCTCGTGGTTGCCGATGTTGGTACGCAGCATGGTATATAGCCGCGCTTCAACCTCGCTGCCGGTGATATGCACAATGGTCATCGCATTCTTCTGGCCGGGCCGGTTGATGCGGGCGTTAGCCTGCAGGTAGGTCTCGACTGACGTGACCGGGGCGTACCAGATGATTGTGTCTGCTGCCGTAAGCGTAAGCCCGTGGCTGGCTGCCTGAGGTTGTATCACCAGCACGTGCGGGTTCTTGGCTGTTTGAAACTGCTCGACCAGCTCGCTGCGCTTATTGACCGACACACTGCCGTTGATGACCCCGACACTGATGCCTTCCTTCTCCAGTCTGGCGCGCAGTAGCTCGATGGTGTGGGTGAAGGGTACGAAGACCAGCACCTTGTGGCTGGCTTCCTCGATGACCTCCAGCACGGCGTTGAGGCGGTTGGACACGTCGAACTCTACGACTTCTCCAGTATCCGAATAGACGGCACCCCCGCTGATCTGGAGGAGTTTGTTGAGCTTGGTCGCTGCGTTGACCGCGCTGACTTCTTCGCCCGCTGCCTCGATGAGCAGCTCGTTCTTGAGTGTCTTATAGTACTTCGACTGCTGCGGGGTCAGCGGCGCTTCGCGTTCCACATGTGTAACTTCCGGCAGGTCGAGGCAGTCTTTCTTCTCGAAGCGGATGGCTGGCTGCAGGACATTGTGCACATAGGCGGGGGCGTCCGGCTTTGGCGTCCACTTGAACTTGGTGACTTGGTACATCGTCTCGGCACGGAAGTGGCTATAGTACTTTGGTGCTCGTTCCGGATTGACTAGCTTGGCGAGACCGAACGCATCCAGCGGACTCTGCGCTGCTGGCGTACCAGTAAGCATCCATAGACGTGGGTCTGTCACCTTGAGGATTTCGTTGAGTACCTTCCACCGGTTGGTCGTTGCTGTCTTGTAGGCCGACGCTTCGTCCACCACGATAAGGTCGAAGCCCCCTGCGATGACGTCGTCTTTGACGATAGCCAAACCATCGAAGTTGACGACGACGAACTCCGCGCCTGCGTTGATAACAGCAGAGCGCTGCTTGGCTGCACCATGGGCGATACCGCACGAGCGGTGCATGGCGAACTTGAACAGGTCCTGCTGCCACGCTGACTTCATGATGGACAGCGGGCAAAGCACCAGCACCCTGCTAACCTCGCCGCGTTTCATGAGGTAGTCCGCTGCCCAGATGACGCTGGCTGTCTTGCCGGTACCCTGCTCGTTGAAGCAGAACGCGCGCTTGTGCAGCGTGAGGAAGGACGCGGTGGTCTTCTGATGTTCAAACGGCGTGAGCTTGCCGGTCCACGTATAGTCCCGCAAGATGGGTGACGGCACGTCAGGCACCCCGTAGGTGACCAGTGCTTGGGCTTCTCGCAGCCCCCACTTAACTGCTACCTTGTTAGAACCTACGCGGGCGCTGTTGCTGAGGTTGTCGGTAATCAGGGTTGGTTGTGAGTACTCGAATACGAGCGCCTTGTTGTCTACGATCTGCACAGTTTGCTCCTTGTGCGGTTACTTCTTTTTACGCTCCCTCGGACTGATCTCCGAAACGAGGTTGTGCTTCTTGTCCCGGTCGAACGAGCGGTTCTTCGCCCTGCTCTCGACACGCAGCCCAGTGCTATTGTTGCCGCCCTTATCGAAGGCCTTGACGTGGGCTACGTCCTTGCCGTCACCCTTCTTGACCTTACCTACCTTCATCAGCTTGGCACGGGCTGCGTTGCGCGCGGCGCGGTTCTTCTTCTGCTCCGGACGTGCCTGATAAGCAGCGGCAGCACCCGTGTACTTGCGGTCCTTCGGGTTCTTGTATGGCATCACTTCCTCCGGGGCTTCCAGTGGGCGCATTCTACCACAGGGCACCATCCACACAAAGGGCCCGACTTCGGGTTGAACACCCCGTGCTCCATGGCATCTTCGAGCTGACCCAGCTTCTCGTCGAACACTGAGATGTACTCGTCGAAGTTCTCCCGGTAGTGCGTCTTCTTCGGGAACTCGTTACTGACCACGTATAGCAGCCCGGACTTGATGGTCTGCAGCTGCGGAAACTTAACGAATAACGCAGCAGCCATAAGGTCGAGCTGCTTCATGTCCGCATACTTGGCGTTCTTCCCGGTCTTGTAGTCGATCATCCATGCTTTCTCGCCGTTGACGATCAGCAAGTCTACGATGCCCCGGTACCACACGTCCTTGTCGAAGAAGCTGCAAGGGTCGTAGCCCCACGACGTCTTCACCAACCCCAGCTTGAGCTCACAGTATTTCTCGCCGGGGAAGGCAGCAAGCCGTTCCACGATAGGCCGCATGAAAGCGAACTTGTCAGGAACCGGCTTGCCGTCACGGATGAACTCCTCCGCTGCGAGGTGTACGGCAGTACCGTAGT